AAGGAATTCCACGTTGTCCGCTACAACTTCCGTCAGTTTGATTTTTCGGTTGTCTTTGTTGGTGTAGGTTCTGGTCTGCAGGTGTCCATCGATGCCGATAGGTTTCCCTTTGCAGAACCATCTGCTCAAAAATTCCGCCGTTTGTCTCCAGGCGACGCAATCGAAGAAATCAACCTGTTTCTCTTCCCTTTTTGCTGCAGGTCGGTCCACTGCGATGGTGAAACTCACCACCGAGATTCCGCTGGTTGTCTTTTTAAGCTCAGGATCAGCTGTCAACCGTCCTGATAGGATTATTTTGTTCATGTTTTTTCCTCTCTGTTGGTCGATCGATACGCTCTATCATAGTGGAATAATAGGGGGAATCTGTGGAAAGAACGCGATTTATATTCCTTTTTTCAAGGTGCAGATGGTGCAAAGTCCAATGACTCCCTGGTGTCTCACTGCTCGATATTGTGGGGTTTCCCAGCAGGCAGTTCCGCACTCTGGACATGTGGTCAACTTCCATTCGGGGTCTTTTGGGGTTGGAATATTTTCTTCAAGCGGTAGACAGGCGTATCCCACCTCTTTATTCTCCTTTCGGTGGATTGGGAGTAATATGCTGCAGGTGGTTATAAATCACGCGGTGGATAAAACCCATCGGAGTTTCATTGATAAATTTGCCCAGTTGGCGGTTGATTTCCTTTATCTCCTCTTTCGCCAGTTCAATAAGCTGTGAAACGCCGGTCCCTTGCCAGTATAAATTGATGTATTTTTGTTCCAGCTCAGCTTTGGCGTTATTTCTTCCCGAAACGATCCGTCTGACACTGGATTCAGACACTTCCCATCTGCGATTGATTTTCTTACCCTTGATATGACCGATGCGCAGCATCCTCAGTGCTCTGCAATACGGAATGTTTAAGTATTGGGCAGCCTGTTTTGCAGTCATTTCCTCTCCATCCCCCTCTGTTATTTATGTTTTTAGAAGTTTTTAGCTGTTTTTATATGTATCTGTATGTATCTATTATACCATATAAAGTCAATTGTTTCTTGGAAATATTGTGATCGCTCTTTGTCATTAGTCATTGGTATAGCATATATCTACCTTTTGATTGAATAATAGCGAAGCAAAAAAATGTAGAAAAAACACCAATCTATATACCCCATGAGGAAAGGATATAAAGATTGGTGTTTTTTGATCGGATGGTCCAGCTTCCGTTCCTTATTCTTTTAATGGTTTGTGTAGCTATCTTTGTTCAGAAAAACGACGTTCTTTGACTGATCAGTTTCTTCCATCGTTTTCCTGACAAATTCTTCAGTCAACTTATCCTCTGCTCTCTGCTGTTTTTTCTTTTGCTTAATAACAACGATTGGGGACAGAATGATAAGTGCCGCAAATCCCAATAAAGCAAGTCCAGGATTAATTGCCATCAGGATACCCAAGACTACAAAGACAAACACAACACCCAAGGCAACCATTATCATTCCTTTTCCAGACGCCTTTAGGTCTTTTTTGTTCTGCTTCTTCTGCTCTGTAGCTCTGGTCTGTGTTTCAACCTGTTTTTTCTTCTGTTCATCAAGACGTTTCTGGTACTCCTTCTTTTCCTCATCGCTCATGAGAGCAATCCTCCGCATTTCCTCGCGGTAGGCCGCTTCCTCTTGGGCTTTTTTCTCTGCATCCAGTTTTTGCAGCTTACGGTCTATGTTTTCATTGAAGCTGTCTATTGCCTTTCCTGGTGCTCTCAAAATGCCCACAACGATTTTATAAACGATTACCGCCAGAAGGATTCCTAAAGCTATTTTGATCATTGTTACCTCTCCTGTTTTCTTCTGCTGATTCAGCATAATAGTCGAGCTTACATCTGATCTCTGGATCCAGTTTGCCAATCCAGCGCGGTGGTATCTGGTCATAGCCATAAATGGCGCCGGCCAATCCTCCGGCTATGGCTCCGATGGTGTCCGCGTCCCCACCTCGGTTTACTGCAGCAATAATCGCCTCCTCGAATGTATTTGTACTGGCTACTGCATCTAAGGCACAGAAGTAGCTATCTATCACATACCCTGTCGGGTTATGTTTCTCCTTATTTCTCCTTATTGATAATGATACACCCTTGAGAGCCTTTTCGACAAGACCTGCATATAATAGGCAGCTTGTTGTACTCTCCTCGTTGTAGTGGGTCATTTTCCCGATATCTGCTACCATCTGCCTTTGCTGCGCTCCGGTATAATACAGGATGGGATAAATAGTCCGCATCAACGCTCCATTTCCGGCTGTTTTACCATGCATAATATCATTGGTATCCCTTCCCACTCTCATCCATTCTTCCCTTGTACAAGCTCCTCGCCGATGTGCCATGGAAATTGCTACCCTGCAGGTATTCCCGACATCCTTGGGCCCGCTGTTGATCCATCTTACAAAATTGCGCCCAATGTATGGAAGTGGATTGTCTGATCTAGAGAGGATTCCGTCTGCTACAGCGATTGTCATTTGGGTATCATCTGTGACTTCCCCAGGACTTACATCCAGCCAACCTCCGCCAATCATTTCTGTCACCCGTCCATATTGGCTCCGGATCTGCTCCTCAGTCATGAATTCCAGAGGGGCACCCAGTGCATCTCCAAGGGCGACGCCGTAAAGCGCGCCCTTGATTTTCAGTAAAAGGTTTGTATTCTCTTTCATAGTGATACCTCCTATTGATTTGAGCTTCTGATTTTTTGAGTGATACTTTGCATCGCATCAACCAGACGAATCCATAATTCGACATTGTCTTCTGCGTTAAAGTGGACAGGGTATCCGTTGTTGTCCAGTTCTTTTGCAGCCAGTTTCCATTTCTCCAGTTCTTTGTCCCTATACCCTTCGGTTAGCCGGAGATAAAATTCCAGCGCACCTGCTTCCAAATTGGTTAATTTAATAATCATATTAATCTCCTCTAAATATTGTAAAATATTGAGCAATATGTTACAATATATCCGAACATAATTTTACTGCTACTCTACCAAGTGGCGGCGGCTGGCGCTGTGTCCTTGCATTCGTGGTGCAAGGCGCAGCGCCTTTCGTTTTTTAGGTCTTTTTGCCTCTTGGTACAATACTCCTAAGCTGATAATAAAGATGGTCAGCAGCAGGATAATCAGTGTAATCTGGGCGGCCCCTGCCTCTTCGGTGCTTGATAGTAACAAAAAGCCCAGGTAGGAAGGAACCAGTAATTTCCTGCATATTTTTGTCATTTTTTTCCTTACTCCTTGTCGTTTATTATGTTTATAGATGTTTTTGTATGTTTTTGCCTGCTTATCTGGATAAGTTTTTCCCTTTTTTTACCTGGTACACAAACTTTTTTGCCAGAATAACAGCCTCGTTCTTTTTTGGGATGAACGTGTCCACCGTCTTTCCCTGGAAGTCGATCCGGTAAAATTTACGGGTATTGGACTCTGTTTCAGGCACTACCTCCGCAATAATGCCTTCCTGGAAGTACCCGACACTTGCGCTGCCATCTTGGTATCTTCTCACCTGGATTGCCATGCTACTTCCTCCTTCTTTACTGAATTTTGAAATGAACACCTTCGGTCAGCAGGACCGTCCCTTCGTAGGCATACCCTAGCATGGTTCGTTTGCCGATCCATGCTTTTGGGAAATCCTGACGATAGTTCCAGATGCTTTCCGTCCACTGTCCTTTGTAGTCCTGTGGGAGCTTGTCCCACTCTGCTTGGCTGATGGTCTGCATGCAGCTGCCTCCTATCTGCTTTTCTTTATGGTGAGCTGGAATTCGCTGCCGTCGTCCATTCGCAGGACGAGTCCTTCATCGTTGGTCAGAAGTCCGGCTCCGTCGAAAGTCAAAACCTCTGCTACCTCTCCCAGCTCTGTTTCGTCAATCTCCAGCAAACCGTTGATTGATAGTAACAGTGCCTCTACGATTTTGTTTGCCGTCATAGCATTTCCTCCTTTCTTGTTAAAGCGGGGTTGTGACCGCAGCCGTCCTGAAATACCGAACGGTTCCCGCATTACCGAGGCTGCTGCCCCGTCACTCTGCATCTTGTTCGCTCATAAGTTTGTACATATATTTTGCGGTTGCGTATTTTGTCGCTGCATGGGACGCCATTTTGTAAACCGAATGATTCACCGAAACTGTATCACCGGGTAAATCGTCAAGCTTTTTCTGCCATAATTCCTTTTCGTATTTGAGTCTTTCAAGATATTTTTCTGCCTTTGTCATGGTGCTACTTCCTTTCTGGTAGTCCGCCTCGATGGGGGCGGGTCTCATTGGTTACTTATTCAGATAGATGTGCTTAATGCTTCCCTTGATATAAGTCCGAAACTTCAAGAATTCATTCGTTTCGATAATCTTTTCAACTTGCGCCAGTCCCTTCCCTTCTTCCCCTAAAACTACGATGCTATTTGCAAACGGATCCGCCATCGTGATATCCATGCAAGTTTCTCCGATGATTTCCCGTCCGTCTGTTTCAATGACCAATACATCATAAGTAAATGTGATAGTTTTCACTTTGTCTCCCCCCCTGTTTTTGATTGTTTATTTATGTTTATACCTGTTTTTAACTGTGTAATTCTATAATACTCTAATTTTAGCACATAATCAATCCGTACTTTGTATAAATGTTCATGAATGTTTTGTGTGCTTTATACCAAACATTCCCACGTCCTCTTAAAAAAGAACCCTCCCCAATATTACGTTGAGGAGGGTTGCTTTTTGTGTTTTAGGTTTTAAGTTTTAGATTGCTTTTCTCTGTTTTCTAGATCTTCCACTCTGTTTGCAAGATATTGCACTGCTGCAATCAGCGGGAATACAAGTTCTTCCGCTTTCAAACTGAGGTAATGATCTTTGCTGTCATCCATATCGATAAATAACGGAGCCAACTTATAATCACTTGCCATTACCTGCTGTGCTATCAATCCGATTCTTGGTGTTTTATCTCCAATGCTTTTGTATTTCACAACATTCAGTTTGCTGACAAAGTTTGCCAGTTCTCCGATATGGAAGACTTCAATGTCCTCATTCAATCTCTCATCTGATATACCAGTCCGAGTAGTGTTTGCGATCAACATATCTTCATTTCTAGGCTGTTCGGTCGATTCTTTGTCACTGTACCGTTCATTGTATTTATAAGTTATGCTCATGCTGTAAACCTTCCTTCACCTAAAAACAACTAAGATATGGCTTTCATCCAGCCGCTTCATTACCCGGTACCCTTTTTCGGCCGCAGTGGCAATGCCAGCAGACCCCGGTTTGCAGTACCCATTTGTTTGGCATGTACCATCATCTACCGCTACCATCTGCCCGATCATGCCGACACAGGCCCACTCTGATCTGTCCTCTCTTGGGATGTATTCCCTGCCTGGATCATATGCTGGATTGATGACCGGATCGCCGTCCTTTCTTTGTACCCTGCCATATATGTCCCGCTCATACATCCCCGGCCAGCTTTCGTATCTGTTGCCTACGATGGACGGGTTATCCGATATAATGCCTAAAAGATAGGTGTCCTCCGGACCTGCCAGGCGGATCTTGTCCCCCTCCAGGGTGACAAATTTCCCTCTCCGATCCTCCCCTGTCCGGTTTTGATCCTGCCACTCGTATAGCTCCGCCATATCTGCACCACTTGTATTGAATGCGGATTGACCATACACTCCGCCATTTGCCGATACCCGTAGAGCATTGCTGCGGATCCGATCGGATATGCCATTGCCAACCACAAGCAAATCTCCAATCAGCTTCCCAGGAACAACAGCCGCAGGGTTTTTATTATATTCCCCTAAAACGAAATTGTAATCATTTGCGATTGTTCCGGAGCCGTGAGCTGTTGATCTTACCCCTCTGGCGGCACAACTCTGTCCATGTACAAAGCTCTGCATTCCTACAGGCTCATCTTCCTGCCTGGTACCAATAGTCATATGGTATAGCGTCTGGTCCCCAGTGTTGCCTTGGGTATCTTCTTTTTCACATTGTGCAATGTGAGGCATTGCATCTTCCAATGTTTTGCCGTTCTGCATCTGTACTTGTCTGGCAGTTGTAAAGGGATAATGCCGATTCTTATCTTTGTCCTCGATTCGCATTTCAAACACCCTGATTGCCATTCGAGTTTCACCTCCTAATCTGTTATCAGGCCGGAGTCCTCTTTCTCGTTTATGCTCAGGCCAGGCGCAATGTCTGACAAAATCCCATTCCTTAGATCCTCAAGATCCAGTACCCCAGTGATATTGGCTTTGGCCACCGGGTTATCCATATACTCATTGAACTTGTCCATGGTATCATCAATAATCTGCGAGAACTGCTCAAAGGATACAAGTTCCGCAATCCATGGGAATTCTGCACAGATTTGATGATAACATTCTGATTTCTTGATTTCTCCGGTCTCTCCTTTGAAGATTGCCTCAGCATTTGCCATCAAAGACAGCGCTGCCCCTCGGATCAGCTCCAGTGCTTTCTCTTTTTTTTGCTCATCACTGAGTTTCATGAATTTTTTGATTTGGGAATAGGCAAGAATACAGGCAGCGGCTGCAGCCACAATCACCTGCCAGTTTTCGATGATCCATTTAAGTACATCCAGTAAGGTCATATCGGTCTTCCTTTCGAGTTTATTCTTGCGGATCCTCTTCGGGATCAGCTTCGGGATCAGCTATCGGTGCTCTATCCAGCACGGGTAACGCATGCAAATCTTCCACTAGTTTGGTAACCGTTCCATTGCCGCCTAAATTATGATACTCCGCATACATCCCGTCGATTGCCTCTAGCCCGTGCAGAGTGATCCATCCACGATCATGGTAATGATAATAGGCTTGTATCAGCCTGTCTCGCAGCAGCGCGCAGGTGCCCCGATTGTTTGCCTCTATCTGCTGCTGTTGCTGCCACAACTTCCGGATGATGATCCCCCCGCCCGCCCGAC